GATCGCTGAAGCGGCAGTTGAGGCGGCAAGTAGTGTCACCCCAGCACCAAAGAAAAAAGTCGTTAAGAAGAAAGTTTAGGAGGTTTAAATGGCAGGTATTACAACCACTCAGACGTTCAGCGATGGTGATACAGTTACTGCCGCAAAGCTGAACAATATAGTAGCGAACGCTTCGATTGATAATGATGCTATAACGACAGCAAAGATCGATGATAACGCTGTTACGTTGGCTAAAATGGCGAATGCCTCAGTGGACACCGCTGAGTTAGTTGATGATGCGGTTCAAAACTCCAAACTGGAGGAGATGGGTGCGCGGACGGTTAAAGCCAATGCCACTAATGCAACTGCAAACCCAACCGATGTTGCGGTCGGCGGGAATAAACTAATTGTTGGGACAACTAACTCAATTAATGCTGTTAGCTTTGCTGATGATTTGGCTTTAGATAACGCTGATTCTACAGCAACAAAAATCATTGCTGCACCTAGTTTAATTAATGGCAAATCTACGGTAGCCGCATCTAACCTGGATGAGTTGTTACTATACGATCAGGACGCTACTTCTGTACTGAAAAAAACAACAGCGGGATCAATTGTCGCTAGTCTTAAAGCTACTGACAGTCAATCTGGTTCTGCTGAGTTGGCAACTTCCGCTGAACTTATTAGCACGTCAGGCGCACCTACTAATGCGGTCGTTGGTGCTGCCATTGGTTCACCTATGTTGGCAAAAGCTTGGATATCTATGAGCTACAATCAGGTTTGGAACAATGACACTGGCACTGTAACAGTTGGATCAAGTTTTAACCTCGGAACACCAGCTCATGATTTTGACACTAACCAGGGACTAATTACGTTTCCGTTTTCTACTAATCTTAAAAGCGGTCTTACTAGTTATTGCGTCATGATTTCTTCTTATTTCTGGCAAACAGTTAGCTCATCCAGTGAAATTGCTTACGGGATAGTAACTGCTAGAAGTAATTCGTCTTTTACTGTTCAGTTTAAAAATTATGTAAATGTGAACGTAAACCCAGGCCAAGTAGACATAGTTGTCTTTGCTGTAGGATCATGACTTTAACCGATATTGCCACATACGTTTGTAACCTCGTTAACAAAACGGATGACACATCCAAAGCTAGGTGCAAAGAATTTATTCGGCAACATCATGAGAACGTCATCAACTCCGGTTTATGGCGCGAGACGATAGAGGTCGAACAGACGACACTTCCGTTTGACGGTCGTGTAACTCAGATAATTTTAGATGATGGAGGAACCGGATACACCTCCGCACCCACTGTTAGTTTTACTGGCGGTGGTGGGAGCGGTGTTACTGCTGCTGCTGAGATTGGTGGAGGAGCGGTTACAAAAGTTTACATCCAAAATCCCGGCAAAGAATTTACCTCGGCCCCGACGATAAGTTTTACCGGGGGAGCGGGAAGCGGAGCAAGTGCAACTGCGATTGTTGATTCCTGGGCGGACGAGATGGTTTGTCCTCAACAGTTTGAGACGATCCTCGGTGTTTCGTATAACGAGGCTAATCTATTACCAACCCAGTTGATTACTCAGTTCATGGTCAACCCAGACAGTTTTAAAAATGATGCAGATTCTGCTCAGTTCAGTGTTATTGATAGTTCAGGTATTAATTTTAATCCCAATTATGGTGCTATTGAGTTTATGTCCAGCGACAGTTCGGACAACGGTAAAAAGATCACGATTGTTGGCGAACTATCAGGACAAGAATTAACGATGCAAAAAGAGACGGTAACACTAGCCTCTAGCGTTACTACGACTAACTCTTGGTCAGCAATTCATTCTCTCAGCAAAGAAACCACTACGGGTTATGTTCAAGTGAGAAATCCGCTTGTTACAAGTGATTACTTCTTTTGGCCTGAGTGGGAGAACGTCAGTAAATTTCAACGTGTTAAGTTTTTCGATAGACCGAAGTACGACGCAAGTGCGCCAATAAACTTATACATAGTCGGAAAGAAAAAGATTCGCCCAATGGTAGGCGATTACGACACTCCGATGGTGAGTGGAATCGATAACGTATTGATTCACTTTGCGACCGGCGATATGTTGAAACGGTCGAGACAATTTGGTAAAGCGCAAGTAGAGATTCAACAAGCTAACGCATTGATGCAAGTTGCGCGTGACCAAGAAAACAATCAAAGCGCAAAAGAAGTCCGCCTGATCCCAGACGTTTATGGGATGGGTTATACGCGAAATGACTTCGGATTTTAAATTATGCCAGTCTACTATAACGATGGACTCGACGACCCGGTTCAATATGACCGTCAAGCGAGTTTTGTAGGCGGCCAAATAAGTAACTTCCGCGAGAATCTGCTAAACGAATCTCAAGCAGAGTCACTGAAAGATTTAGATGCACCAAAAAATGGTGTTTTAAAAAGCAGACGAGGATTTCATCGGTTTGCTGATTTGTTAGGCAGTTCATCAGCCTCAACCAACACACAAGCATTAGCTTATTTTGATACTGATGCTAAAGAGGCATTAATTGCATTTGTAAATGCAGAAATTTTCTCAATCAACAATGTTGGGGCTATATCTACTACGGGTCTTACTGGAACAAAAATAAACAACGATGAAAACCGAGTTTACACCGCTCAAGTTTCCGATAAATTATTTTTTTCTAATTATACGGGAACTGGTAAAGTCGGACAAATATCTTGGGACACTAGTGGTTCTACTTATGTTGTTAAAGAAGCAGGAGACGCTGCTCCGGTTAACGCTAAATATTTAGTAAGTAACAACTACCGAATATTTGCATACCAACCTAGCGACGATCAAATATATGTTTCTGAGTTTCTTCCTAATATAACAAGCACAGGATCTACCACTATTTTTGATGGAACGGGGAATCTGCCATTTAAAGTTGGTTTAGGTGATCCGGTCACTGGATTGGCTAGTTGGGTTGGCTTTAATCTAGTAGTTTTTTGCAAGAACAGTTGCTATGTCGTTGACACTGGAGGTGTTCCTGCGGAAAGCGGATCTGCGCCTAAAACTTCAGACTACACAATCAGAACCATCTCAGCGACCACAGGATGTGTCTCTCATGGTTCTATTGCCCAAGTGGGAGAAGACTTATTCTTTCTCTCTCGCACAGGAGTTAGATCAATTAGACGGACCATGGAGGAAAACATGGTGGCATCAGATGTGGGTGTGATTAGTTACCCAATACAAGACGTTATTGATCAGATTAATTGGGCTGCCGTAGAAAACGCTACATCAGTTTTTTGGAACAACAGATATCTACTATCTGTCCCAACCGGGGTAAGCACGATCAATAACACCACAATAGTTTACAACACTAACACTCAATCTTGGATGGGTGTTTGGAACGGAGATGTGACTATTACAAGTGGGGTTCCATCTAGCACAATAAATCCGTACCAATATGCAGTTACTCAGTTTAGTGGAGGCAAACCATATTTGATTAGCCTGGATAAAGTTGGGAATCCATTGCAGTACCGGGATTTTGTTGTAGATAAAAATTTAGTAGATACAGACTTCCAAGATAAACTAGTAACCACATACAAAGACACTGGTTGGGAAGCGTTAACAAGAGCATTCACATTCAATGAACAGACTACTAGTAAAGATGCTGAGTTTGCCGAGTTTGAATTTGATCGCAGTAATGCTGTTATTGATATTGGGGTTATCCTCGATGGAGCAGAACAAACAGACAACTTAGCTGATGAACTAGACACTGGCACAGGAGAATTGAGGTTAAGTTTTACGCTTCCATCTACATTAGGAAGTGGGCTACTTACCAGGTTCAGATACTCGATGACTCAGTACCCGGAGTTCCGTGAGTTACAGTTTAAATTTCAGCAATCAGATAACGCTGGAACAGAAAGTAAATACCTAGCATTAAGATCAATTTACGCTGGTGGATTTCTTAACAGTGTTGGGGAGGAATCATGACCTACGACGAGAAAGTATATGAAGCGATTAGATTAAGTTCCAACGGCAACACTGACGCTTGGAACTATCTGTCTATCATAGCACAGGTCGCAAGAGTTATTGACGATTTGGTAGATAAACCTAACGAAGTTGATGCTGAAACTAAATACAAGTTGGCGCAATTATTGTTAGTTGATCTTCCAAGTAACTCATTCTTCCACACACATAAAACGTCTTTACTTCCATTGCATTTAACAAGTTTAAACGCATGGATAGACAGCAATGATTGGATGGAAAAAGATACGACTAGAAAAAATTACGCTTTGGTTATTAGAGATCAAATTACTGAGTTGGTTATGCTGGTTGCATATCTGACCGGAGGAAACGAACATATGAGAAACGTAAGTTTAAAAATTAGAGAATTGTTTTTGAAGGAGGAATTTTAGATATGGGAATATATTCTGGAGACACAGATGTAGAAGCTCCAAACGTAGCTGGAGCCAACGAAGCTGGAGTATGGGCAGATGCCGAGACATTAGGTATTAGAAAATTAATCAATAATGCCGCTAAGTTTGGCAAAAAGATCGATCTAAGAGTTCCTATATTTACCAGCACAGGAGTCAAGACAGGCTACAAAGATGTCACCTATGATTTTACCGGATATTCAGACGCAGATGCGACTCGCGAAGAATTGGAATTTGCCGCTGAATCAGCCGATAAAATGTCGGCGACTATGTTGGAAGTTCAGAGGAAGTACGGAAAAGATTTTGTCCAACAACGCATGGAAGAATTAAAAGCCGCCGATCCGACTGGGTATGAAGTTCGAGAGATGCTTGGTGAAAAAGCAAAACGAGGATTGGAATTAGGCAGTCAACTCTCCCCCGAAATGGCGGCACAAGTTGAAGAACGTGAACAAGCGGCACAAGCGGCGCGAGGTAACATTTTCGGAACAGCCCCAGCCGCCGCAGAAGCAATGGCAATGGGTGATGCTGGTTTCCGCATGGAGCAGCAACGATTAGCTAATGCAGCATCATTTTTGAGCGGCACAACACCAGTTGCTCAATTCGGTCAAATAAGCGGAGCGCAACAAGGCGCAAGTCCGTTTAATCCGGTAGGAATCCAATCAGGTCTGGCATTGAATCCAAACGCTGGAGCGCAGGGACAACAGTACGCCATGAACTCATACAATCAGCGAATGAATGTTCTCTCTAATCAGCAACCTATAGGAATGCAATTGCTTGGTATGGCGGCAGGTATAGGTGGACAAGCATTAGGTGGGCATTTAGCGGGTAACGCGATGGCAGCAGGATCGGCGTGTCATGTTGCGAGAGAAGTATTCGGAGAAGAAAATCCAGAATGGGTATTGTTCTATGACTGGAAAGAATTAAAAGCTCCAGCGTGGTTCCGTAAATTATATAATAAATTTAGCGTACAAGTCGCCAGGTTCATAAGTGACAAACCAAAACTAAAAGACATCATCCGGGGATGGATGAGGAGTAAAATACAATGAGCGCAGGATCAGCATTTGCGAGTGGAGTAAGAGCGGGGCAAAACATTTGGAACCAAGCCGTCAATAACGCGATGGCAGGAAAGCGTATGGATATGCTCAAAACGAAATTTCAATATGAGCAAGCACAACGCAAAAAACAATTAGAAGATCAATTGGCGGCGCAGGAAGGATATGAAAAATATCTATCATCGATCCCCGGCAATATCGATTTTACTAAAAAAGAAGATCGTGAAGTTGTGGAGAAAGCAAACAGCGAGTTCTTTCCTGATATTATTCGAGATGGTTCTGTTTTTAAACAGTTTGAAGCTTTCAATAAAAACCTCGGCAATATCGGAAAGTTAGAACTATGGAACAAAATTAAAAACAAACGAGATGGCATCGAGGCGACTTGGTTAGA